TAGTCGTTATGTTCGCACTTCGTGCTTCACATAAACAACTACCAATTGGATATCAATATCTAATAATATCTAATTCACACCATAGCTATATTCCCCCATTGTTTTTCACAATTTAAGTGATGGCACAAGTTAACGCTGGTGAAAGCGCATAATAAGCCGGTTAGTCTTTTTAGAGAAGAACTTCTACGTTGCTTGATTCACACCCATGGTTCGACATTTGGTTATTTCGTCGTTGGATTACATCGTGCTACAGAGTAGCATAGAATGACCCTTCTTACAATCAAGGCCTCATTGTGTAAAACGGCAATCACAAATGTGAGCAGTCTGAGGTCCTACTGGTTTGCCAGCACACATCCACCATAACAGTGGGAATTGTTATAGTAAATTGCTACAGAAATGGATAGTCTATTGAAAATTCGCCGGGCTGCTGAGTTAGCTGAGCTAACTCAGCAGCTGTGCCTTCGCGTTGGAGCGCTATTTGATCGTACACATCGCCACCAATATATTCATTGATGAGCGCTGGAATGACAATTCTAACAACTTCATCGAATTGAGTTCGACACAGCTCCACGTCAGGTTTGCCTCTTGTCCGACCTATTACAATATAATTCATTGATTGTCGTCGGTATTGGTGATGTGTCGAACCGAATCCACCGCTGCTTGATTATCGTCAAGTATTTGGGTCAAATGTTCAACAATTGCGTCGGCTTCAGCAGCAGCTTCAGTCGTACCCAACTCACGCTTCTCACGCAACGATTCACCAATCTCATATGCTAACTGAATAGCTCTATTGGATATAGTCGTTATGTTTTTGTGCGCGTTTTGTGATAGTTCGTCAACGACATCATCCGAGACGTCACACAATATGGTGTGATCGCTATACACTTCACCACCGATAGAAACAAGTTTGTCAAAGATGTCCTCAATCTCACTCATTTCGTTGGACGCAAATATGTTCTCATCCAATAACCCATCCTTTCGTGTTCCCACAATTACGTTAGTCATCAGTTCATCGGGTCGCAGTCGTAGCCCTTACGTCGTGGGCCAGGATCGCCCGATACATTCCACATTGATGTTGCATTGTGACCGCCACCAATTCGGTGCCCGCCACCAAGACCAAGAACTCTTCGCAGAGTTGGTTCCTTGCATTCGGGACAATATGTCAGAGCGTCTTCACTCATACTCTGCACAACGCTAATTTTTAGTTCCTTCAGTGCGATTTCACATTCAGTGTTTTCGCAAGTGTAGTCGTATGTGGCCATGTAAATTCCTATGTTTTTGTTTTATATTTGTCACGGAAAGCATTCTGTGCCTATCAGGTGAACGTTAGATTGTATTATCACACAATGCATAATTTATTGCAACATGTCATGTACGTGTTTGTTTATTTGTTAGTCGTTCCAGTGTGTTGTGATATTGCTGTTTGTACTATCCAATATGCATCCACAAGATCAAGAAGACCCTTGGTCTTCTTGATACCAGCATCAGCAAATCTTGTCTTTGTTTCTGCTGGTAGTGATTCCAGTAACAGGCTTTTTGGTGAATTTCCCTTGCCAGTCGCTATTTTTTTAATTGTGCCAGGCGCGTATATCTCACACGATTTGTTGTGGTCCGTGAATAGCATATTCACGATTGTAAATTGCAATCCAGCAAGATTCCTGGTAGCGTCACCCTTTGCCCCGAATGCCAACCCCTCCAACGCAACAACATCAACGGCATGTGTGTTAATAATTGTTGACAATTCATCGGCAACATATCGTGCACGCGCAAATATATCATCCGTTTTATCAGATGATATCAATCCAAAATTTGTCATTTTACCAGGACCCAGGCCATTTGATATGCAGTAGCCTGTCGAGGTGTATGACTGATCAATTCCCATAAATATGCACACTAGTATTTAGGAGATATAAATGCCGCGCAAACGTACCAAAGCAGAAATAATTTCTGCGTTTAGAGATGTTCATGGGGACAAGTTCGATTATTCCAACGTTGTGTATAAAAACACACACACAAAAGTTAAAATTATATGCAGAAAACACGGCGAGTTTGCAATGTCACCAACAAGCCACATCCACCAACGACAACAGTGCCCTGCGTGCGCCAATGAACAAAAAGCAGAAAATATGACCCTAACAACGAACAAATTCGTGGATTTAGCAAGCTTGAAACACCCCAATCTGTTTGATTATTCATTAGTTGATTATGTGAATATGCAAACACCCGTAACAATAATATGTCCACATCACGGAAAATTCCAACAAAAACCAAACCACCACATCCACAGTAGCGCTGGTTGTCCGTTGTGTGCAAATAAAAACATAACGAGCGAGATGTTTGTTGAACGAGCGAACCAAATTCATTCAACACTATATGACTACAGCCAAGTTCAGTACACTTTGACCACCACTCCCGTAACAATAATATGTCATCGCCACGGGCCATTTGACCAAAAACCGTGTGTCCACTTGCAAGGAAGTGGATGCCCCGATTGCTGGTCTTCAAAAGGCGAACTCATAATTGAACAAATTTTGCTGAAAGATAACATTGCACATGAACGAGAAAAACGCTTTTCGTCCTGTCGTTCAAAACTACCATTGCCGTTTGATTTCTGGTTAATGAACCACAACATTCTCATAGAATATGACGGTGAAGTACATTTTAAATATATCAAACACATACACAAAACTGAAGCTAATTTTATTCGAATGCAAAAACATGATCAAATAAAATCTAGCTGGGCTGCTTCTCGAGGTATAAAATTAATACGTGTACGGTACGATCAAGTTAACGAAGCGGCTGATTTGATATTGAGCGAATTGTGAATATCAACAGTGTTCGTACGGTTCTTTTGATCTGGAACACCTCACCTCGTTTGGAGGGCAAATAGCTACAACATCATTGCTGTCAACCTAGAGCACAGTACAGGCAGAGCACCATTCAACAACATCGTTGCTGTTGATTCGTTGACACCACCAGCCATCTTCGTATATTTTTACCTTTTTTCATTTTACAATTCTCAAGTCAGGTTCATGGGGCTTTGTTTCAACTGGAACAATATCAAATTGGTGCAGTATGAATTTTGTATTGGGTTCCCACTGAATAGCAACAAACAACGTATTGTCAGCGATCATGACTGACAAATCTGCATGCATACCCGCCAGTTCGTGGAGCAACTTGTTCCACACAAACCCTTCAATGAAATCACCGATGCCACCTTTTGGCAAAGCACACGCATCGTCAATGGCATTAATCACAATCAGACGTAAAAGCCGGTCATTCATTTATTTCTCCAAGATAGCTAAATCCTTTAGACATTTGAATTGTCATTGTGCGATCAAACGCGTTATCAATTTCATCCCTGTGTGATATAATATATAAGGCCAATTTCTCCTCACGAGCCTTGCTCTTCAGCATCTTGGCAGCGGACTGAACGCCAACAGCATCTAGACCAACATCAAGAACCTCATCCAACATACAAACATTCACACGTTGGTGTATACTCTGAAGCACATCCCTGAACGCAAACGATAAAGCGATGTTGACACGAGCTCGTTGACCATTCGATAAGTTTCCAAAATCCATGGGGCGTCCGAATTGTGATATCTCAGCCGTCATTTCGTGTGAGAACTCAACAGTGTGTGGTAGTCCAAGCTCCATTAAATATCCAGCAAGTCGTTGATTAAGAAAAGGAATATTTTTGTTCAGCAGTGCTTTACGTACGAAACTATCCTTCTTCGTCAACAACTTCAATAAGAATTTCTGGTGATCGATAATGTTCTTCAATTCGTTGATTTTTGACATATCTAACTCTTCCAGTTCGACCGCCTCCAGTTCATCAAGTTGCTCTAGCATGGGGTTCGTGGCGTTTTCCAGATCCCGTAGTTGCTTCTCGTACCCCGTCATCTTACCTTTGATGTCGTATAACTCATCAACACTAGACACTGTAATGATCTCGCGCAGTTCCGCTTGACGCTCTTTGAGAATATTAAGGTTGTATTTTTGGTCATCCAGATCTGTCACCATTGCTTCCAGCATGGTAGTTGACACACGAACCGTTTCCTTCAGGTTATTAACTTTCACTTCGGTATCAGCATATTTTTGTAAACAATATGGGCACTCACCATCATCCAGGTGCGAAAGCTCTGATTCTGAATCAGCGATCAGTTTGCTAATCTTGCGAACCTCACTACCGATAGTCTCAACAGTGTTGCTTGTATCACGGACAGCTGTATCCACATCACTGATTTCATCAAACGCAGCTCGTTCATTTTCAACGTCAATGTCAGCAATCTTTGCCAACTTCTGCTTAACCACTTCGATGTCTTTGTCATGGCCTATTTGCCATGCTATCACACGACGTGTTGCGCTATCGATTAGTTTGTGATGCCGATCATTCTCGCGCTGCACAGCATCCAGACGACCTTGTTGGATATCAACTGACTGATCCATTGTCTTGATTTCATCCTTCAGCATGTTTGCTTTTTCAGACAATTGTTTCAGGTCAAATAGTTCTTCGATGATATCTGTCTGATTGGCGTTGGTGGGATGGCGAACGGGAAGATCCAAGAACGGTGTGTGGTTAGCAGACACAGCAACTATACGGACGAACAAATCAAACGGCAACCCGATGATATCTTCTATCTCTTTGTTGGTATTGCCAACACTGTCAGGTGTCTTATCCACACCATTAATATACAACTTCACCCAATTGCCAGCCGCTCCAGCTTTCGTTTTACGAGCACGGACGATAGTATACGTATTATCACCTTTGACAAATTCCAACGCAACTTCCATATTCTTCTTGTTGACGTTGTTTACGAGATTGTCTTTAGATATGTTGGAGATGGGCTTATCATATAGTGCGTACACGAGAGCGTTGATGATAACAGTTTTGCCAACACCATTTGCTCCCGCACCACGGTCCGTATTGTCAAGGTCTTCGCCGAGGATCAAAGTTGTTCCGGGTTGATCCAGGTTGATAATGGTTGGAGCGGCACCATAACTGAGGAAGTTCCGTAGCTGAAGGGTCTTAAAAACGATCATCCTAATTTTTACCTTTTTATTTTTATGATTTTTGGGTTTTCAGACCGCTGTATATTTCAACCAACATATCGTTATCGATGTGTTCACTCTCGATGCCGTTAAGCATTTGTGCCACGAGTTCATCCACCCCAGCAAGCTGTTGTGTAGACCAATCAATACCTGACTCTGTCTCAGCTAAAGCTTCCCTCAGTTCCATAGATTCTTCAAGGGTAAACTCACGGAGGTCATGCTTCTTCATCATTGTCTCCTTGATGGCACCACTTTCTTCGAACGTTACCTGAACGTCAGCCACGCACTTAACACGCATACCACTCGACAATTTGATGGTATCATCAAGAATTTCAGATAATTTACACTTACGGTATTTGGGACATTCTTCCCAATCGATGAATACCATTTCATCCTTATCAAAATCCATCGTCATCATTCCACGAGCATCATCCCCCGCATCGCCAAAATCCATGGGGAATGCGTTCCCCATAAATATGACGTTATCGCCTGTCTGTCTTTTGTGAAAGTGACCAGATACTATGTGGTTGGGGCCATCAAAATTCTTGTGATCTGGACCTGTCGGCATTTCACGACCTTGGCCAGTAACGATGAATCCCTTGAATTCGAAGTGACCAGCCCAGAATGGAATATCGTTGTACTTTGACAACATCGGATACTCATCGTGGAAAATATACGGACACATCATCACACCATTGCCGATGTGTTTGAATACGGTCGGCTCTTCAACCATGATGAAGTTATCAAACTCACCGAAGTGAATACATGAGTGCACATCGCGGCTGTGTCTGTGGTAGAGGTCATGGTTGCCGATAGTGAAGTAAACAGGCATGTTCAGTTCATTCAGCATCTTCGCTGCTTCGTACGCATAGGTGAGTGTAGATATATTCAACGCAGAGCGGTTCTCGTGCCAATCACCAAGAAACTGAACGTGATCAATTTCAGGATCAGCACGAACGTGATCGCAGAACCATTTGATGAAATCAACACCATCCTGATTGTGGATAGGTGAGTTGGCCTTCTTTCCGAAATGTAGGTCCGTCGCGAATGCCCCTTTCTTCAAGTGTTTTTGTTTCGTTGTCATATTAGGTCTTCGTTTTTGGCACTGTGCCGTGCGATTGCTTATACAATAATGTTACCTGTGTATGATATTTTAATCAACGATACCATCGCTTCCGTCTGTTGAGTCGGCAACGTCCCGCACAACATCATCGCTCATCGACGACCGTTGTTCAATCATCTCGGCGTTGTACTTTTCTTGGTAAGTATAAGATGCATCCAACCCTTGATCGACAAGAAGTAAATCACGAACATCACGTTGACGTCGTTCTGAATTCAGGAATTGTATAAATGAGTTCTTTATACACTGTGTGAAGAATGCAAAAGGGTTGTTGCTTTTATCAGGGTCAAATGATTTCCATGTTCGTACCAACATCATCATGGCGAACGCCTGCATGTCATCGTTGTATGAGTATCCAGCAAAGTTTCCTTTCTTGCCATACCGCGCCGCCAGAACTTGAAGCATGTGGGCCAGCTTGTCGGTCATCATGGGTTGACCGTTTGCTTGAATGTTTTCTTTACTTTTGGCAACTTCTATGAGAAGGTCTTTGTTATTCAGGTAATTCACTTTCCGAGGCTTGCGTTCCTTCGTAGGCTTCGCAACCTTCTTCTTAACAGCCTTAACAGCCGCTTGTGCTTGCTCAGACGTGATAGTTCCTTGGTTTGCTGAAGGTTTTAACGTTCGTTGTCTCGGACGACGTTTGGCAATGTGAATGTTCTTGTAGGCACCAGGTGATACCTTTTGTGAAATTACTTCACCGGTCGCTCGCTCAACTTTAAGATATCGATCAGTTGACTTGTCAAGCCATTGAACAATGTCAGGGCGTTGTGAAGTCTTTGTCATTGATGTATCATCCTTTCTCGCAGTGTTGGTTATTCTTATCTGTACAGTCTTGCTCATAGATTGTATCCGCGTTAGCAATAATCAATATACAACAAAATCGTCCAGAAGTCAACTTTTAGAGGTCTTCATGTCAGTATTGCGTCCGTGTAAGAAAGTAGTATTCAGCTTCGGTAGAATGAATCCACCAACGATGGGCCATCAGTTGTTGGTTGAGGAAGGGCAAAAGATTGCCGAGAGTATGGAATGTGAGTACATGCTGTTTCCGTCGCGAACCGAAGATAAACCGAACACTAAACCCGAAAAGAGCCGCAACCCACTGCCCTTCCCCGCTAAACTCGCCATACTGCACAGAGTGTTCCCACGAGTAAATATCATAGACGATCCAAAAGTCAAGTCTCCTCAACAGGTTACTGCTTGGCTGGCGGAACGTGGCTACACAGACGTTACGTTTGTTGTTGGATCAGATCGCGTGGAAGAGTTCGAGAAACGATGGCTCATTTACACACCAGAAGTATTCTACCAAGCACAGGTTTGGGGAATTGGCGATCGAGATCCTGAAGCCACGGATGTCAGAGGCGCAAGTGGTACAAAAGCACGCCAAGCGGTGTTGGAAGGGGATATTGATGCTTTCCGGCAAGCAACGCGTTGGAGTTGTGAAATAACAGGTGATTTATACACCGCAGTTGAAAAGGGTATGGGGTTAGAAAGTGGCATCAGAAGAGGAAACAAATCCGCAATTTAAGATAAGGCTATCATCAGCAGCAGCATCGGCGTCAAGCGATCTCAACACACAACGAAACGCATCAATCACTTTCGATGTAACGCCCGAGTTGGTTGAAAATAGGAACATCAACTACAAATCGTTTGATCCGGTCCACGCGCCTGGACAAATATACGTGTACCAAAACACATCAGCCAGAACATTCCAATTATCCAACATTAAGTTGATCAGCAGAACGCCCGAAGAGGCGTCAAAGAATCTTGCGCGACTGTGGACGATGAGAGGGTGGACAATGCCCAGTTTCGGCACGTCTTCCTTCCAAAACGGCACAAAAGCATTCAACGAACAAATATCTGCCGACGATAGCGGAAATGTCGATGTGCGTGAAATGATTCGCCAGATGTCAGGTGACACCATACAAACAAACTTCCTCGGCGCTCCGCCAGCTGTGTTGTACCTTTCGGCATTCTCTCGCATGGGTGCCAATAACGGAACAAGATCCGTTGGACATTTACGCAACATCCCTGTCGTGATTACACAGCTCAGTATTCCGTATCCAACAGATGTTGATTACATTCCAACTGCATCTAGTGACGGCTCAGGTAAAGATTCTACCCCAATGCCAACAATCATGACGATTGACATGCAGTTGACCGAAACTCACTCACCGAACGAATATGAGAAATTCAACCTTCAGGACTACAGACTCGGTAACCTTCGAGGATTCTAATAATGCCAATTACATCCAACGCAAATTCAAAGACAACAAAAGTAACCAACTCACAAACTGGACGTTATGTTCAGGGCGGTTCTACTGAACAATACGAAAACCGAACGGGTTGGTGGGAACGTCGTGTGTTCGCAAGAAGCTATGACGACGTCACCGTAACGATTACCCCTCGCACTGCCAGACGACCCGACCTGATCGCCTACGATATATACCAGAAGGCGAATCTGCAATGGTTTGTCCTCCAGTATAACAACATCGTGGATATTAATACAGAGCTTACTGCGGGCACGAAACTGTTGCTACCCACACCTGCCCGAATGCAATCCACAGTAATGACAAGATCCACAGGCTAGACTAACTGATGTCCAAACCACCAAATATATTGGCTGACTTTCAGACTTACTCTTATCAACACATCATGTTGGTGTGTAATGGGTACGAAGCAGTCAAAGCGTTGAGTGATACAACGGATATGAATGCCTTCCGTCGAACAACAGAGTCATCGCCTTTTGATGTAAAGCGAATCAACAATGATCCAGAACGGCAATATGTCGTTCTGATTGATAGCTCAACAGACGTTAGATATTCTATCACCAACGTGACATGGAACACTATGATTGCACCAAAGCGTGCGGGCAAAAATAAAGATGGCATGCGGTATGGTGATACTATGGAAGTTGATGGTACTATCGACATCACTGAACCATATGGTGTTCAATTATATGAGACGTTGGCAAATATCGCTAAAGACTTGAAGAAGGATCCAGCGGGGCTTGTATACATGCTGAAGACGTTCTTCGTCGGACACAATAGTAATGGCACTACAGAAGTAATTTCAAACGTTCGTCCATTTGTATTCAACTTAATAGATATCAACTCGGTAATGGACCAAGCTGGAACAACATACCGCCTGGACATTGTTGGATCAGCAAATGGTTTAGCTAAACTACCACAACACCAGATGGCTGGTGAGAAAGTTTCAGTGGAGATCGCAACTGGCGATAGAGTAGGATCAATGCTTGCGAAACTGGAAGAAGTGATACAGAAAAAGTACACCAAGTGGAAAAATACAACGTTCGAAGAAATCCAACGAAACGATCCCAGCGTTTCGTTGACTGAAATTGAAGCTCGCTTCCAGGAAGTGGTGTATACGTTTGGAGCTGATGCTGTATACTCAACAGCGGAATATGTCGTCAAAAAACCAGACACAGAGTCTGCAACAATATCTTCGGGTCCTCATGGAACCATCGAATCGATGATCCAGCGGATTGTGAGTGCAGCACCACAATGTGACAAAGACGCCACAGGCAAAAATAAAGATAACAAGAGATATGTACACAAGATCATATCATATCCAACCGAAACTAAAACAGGACAGCTCGAAATTCGTCACATGCTCCACAGGTATGAACTACCGTCGCAGACGAAAAATGGCGAGATTTTAAATCCAGGTCCTGGTGAAGCACTTGAATTCGACTTCATGTATACGGGCAAAAATGTTGACGTCCTACAGTTTGACATCAAGATGAATATGGGTTTGAGTTTCTTCATGACATATGCAAACGGCAAACACTTACCATCAACCACAACGGAAGATGCTCAAGGCATAGCTAAACCCAAAACTGTCGGAACGGGTGTCCCACCAGGTGTTAACTTATCTGAGGAAACTGGAACTGAAAAGAAGACTCCTCGATTCCCACCGACGAGAGTACCGTTGTATTTGGGGAAAACTATAACTGACCCATACAATGCGAACAAAGCTGACTCACTGACAGGTATGGCATATGACGCCGCGTTGACGAGACACTCCGCTTTGGAGCACGTTGAAGCTCATTTGAAGATTCACGGCAACCCAAACCTGCTTGACGAATTGATTGACACTTCGGGAATACAAACAACCATTCCCGTTGAAGGCAATACGGGAGCAGTTAACGTAACAAGAACACCATCTCTAATTAAAGTGAATGTTAAATTTCCAAACAACAACGCTTTCGAGTTTGATCCCGGTACAGAATCGGGTGTGAAGGATTTTTGGTATCGTGGATATTACAACATATACTCCATTCAGCAACAATTCCAAGATGGTTTGTTCACGCAAGACATCACAATGTTTAGCATTCCGGTGGATGAAGATAACAGCATAGACAAGGCGTCTCAAGATCCATCACGATATGTAACTGACGCACCACGTCTACCAGCGGTCGAAGGACGTCCGTGCGTTGTATCAAAATTCCCGTATGATATGATTCAAGGCGTCAAAGGAAATCCAAACGTAAGTGATGAATTCATAACCAAAGTGGAAAAGATCGCTGACAACCTAAGCACTCTACCAGAGTGGTTGTTGACAGTAATGAGTTTTGAAACCGGTGGTACGTTCAACCCAGCACAAACAACATCAGCTTCATCAGCTGTTGGTTTGATTCAATTCTTGTCAGCAACAGCAAACGGGTTGGGAACTTCAACAGCAGAGTTAGCACAAATGACATCCGTTGAACAACTGAAGTTCGTTGAATTGTATTTTATTCCACGAACAAAGCAGGGGCCTGGTCTCAGTACTTTGGAAGGTGTTTACACGGCTGTATTGTCAGGAACGCCAACCGACCAACCGAATGATGTTCAGTTCACATCACCTTCAAACACATACACAGCCAACGCACCATTGGATATTAATGGTGATGGTACAATCAGAGTTGGTGAATCAATATCTTTCGCGTGCTCCAGAATGTTTGGTGGTATTGGAGCCATTCAACGAAAACTGAAACAATCAGGAATTGAACAATCAGCGAAGGACGCTATTGTTCAGGGAGTGCTAACGCAATCAACACTAGACGCCATCCGCGATTATCAAATACTACACGGCCTGGCTGAGACGGGATATGTGAATGATGAAGTCGGTCGACACCTATTCAACATACCAGCCTACCGATCGGATGGTTGTATTGACGTGCCCGACACGGCACCACTCAATCAACAACTCAACAATCCTCTGTTATTGACTTCGGGAATAACAGCATCTAACCCAGGAGGCTTCGCAGGCGAAGTTGCTCATACTGGCGCGCTGGCAAAGTTCTCCAGCCCAGATTACGGCTTTAAAGCAGGGATGTATGTTTTGAGATTTACTTACTTTGGAGGTAGGAAGTTGAAAACGGTTAAAGGCATCATCGGGTCAATGGCAGTAGCGTCCGACAAACCAAAGCAAAACAAAGTTGCCTTTGCTGAAAGTGTAGCAAACGCACTGGGTGTGGATGTTAAATCCCAACTAGCCATCGATACGAACGATGGGCAGTTGCTTGAGATGGCAAAAGCGATAGCAGCATACTACGGCGGTGAAAACTACACACCTTATTCAGATGATGTTTACCGAAGTGCAATATCATTGTTTAGAGGAAACTCATGAGAAGAACAGGAGTTATCGATCATCTGGTCGAGAAAACGGATGCATCATCATTATTCCACGGAATAACGACAGGGCGTGTAGTTAGTACAGCGGACCCAAGACAATTGGGACGTCTCCGGGTGTATACACCTATGCTAGATGACGATGATGAAGGAGATATCCCATGGGCGTTCTACGGCTCACCGTTCTCGGGTATTGTTGATGATTTGCCACGTGGTCGGTCAACAGATGCCGCATCAGGACCTGTTGCTTATGGTATGTGGGCTATTCCAAAAGTAGGTGCCCATGTTTTGATCATGTGCATCAACGGTAATCCTGAACAGCGTGTGTGGTTGGGTTGTCTACCAACCAATCTACTTTCACACACAATGCCACACGGACGACACCTGGAGGAAGATACATCAGGACCACTTACATCAAATGACTCACCAATCGAACCGTTGTACACACAACAACACCGAGCATTTACTAGTGCCAGTACTGATGTCACATCATTTGAGAGCGAAGAGTATAAAACTAGAGGAGCTGACCGCTCCGTATCGAAAATAGATGAAACGTTGTTGGATCAGCAAGAATATGCTACCAAAACGGACGACGCTGGCGGGTATGTAGAAAACAGAAAACCAACACTGGAAGGAATTGATTCTACGATATACGCTCTCACATCACCTGGCTTTCACAGCATCTCCATGGATGACAGTGACATCAACTGTCGTGTTAGAATACGGACAACAAATGGTGCTCAGATCATTTTCGATGATACTAATGAAAGGATATACATCAGCACAGCACAAGGTAAGACGTGGTTGGAGCTTGATGAAAAGGGTACGATCGACATGTACGCTGAACACGATATATCACTACGCTCACAAGCAGACGTAAACATAACATCCGACCAGACAATCCGCCTTGCAGGTCGCAAAGGTGTGCATATTTCCTCGGAGAATGAAGTACGAATTCACAGTGGTGGTGATACCAATATCAAAACGGACGCGAACTTGCGCATACAAACTGACGAGGATCTGTTAACAGAAGTTTCAGGTACATCACACACCAAGTCAGGTGACATTCGCATCCACGGTTCAACAGTATTCATAGAATCAGATTCACTTGTCCACATAAAGGGATCATCAGTGGAACTTGGCTCTGCGTTGAATGTTGCAGGACGTGTAGGCGTAACAGGAACGTTGGATGTGTTGGGTTTGATATCTTCATCTGTTGACGTGTTATCTCCAACTCACAGCTTGAATCTTCACACACATACTTACATCTTACCGAAATATCCCGAAATACCACCACTTCAACCTGGTATAACTCTCCCACAATTGATACCTACTGGTGCCCCAGCTTCCGCTTCTGCTACACCTGCCACTGCTGATGAAAGTGGGTCAGAAGCTGTAACAGCATACTTTCCGTCACGAGCCCCACAACACGAACCGTGGGCTCGAACGTATCTTGATTTATCTGTAACAGACGTTGACGACGGTGCGCTGATAGTATTTGAAGGCATCGCTTCAGATCCAGATAGTGTTAGCGAGTATGCTTATGGTGACGTGAACGTAGGGAAACGATCTGCCGCCCGTGGCAAAAACTTCGAAAGAAATTCGAATTGGCGCCGTTAATAAATACTTGATGGATTATCAAATGCGATATAAGTTACTAAAAGCGTGTGCACCCAACCAAGCGTATGTGTGTTATCGTACTAGCCTGTGCAGGGAGAATACACAATGACACTTTACCGCGGGTTTTCGACATTCGAGTTTGAAGCAACCAAGTCATTTAAGTTAAATGACATAGAACTTGTTAAATTAGACTTACTCAATCACATATTCACCCGCAAGGGTTCACGCGTAATGATGCCAACATTTGGCACTATCATCCCTGATTTGATATTTGAGCCGTTGGATGAATTCACAACGGAGACACTGGAGGAAGAACTGCGTAAGGTTATTGAGTTTGATCCTCGCGTCCGCCTTTTGTCGTTTGACATGGACGTTAATCCAGACCAATATGCTGTCAGCGTTAACATACGGTTGTTCTATATCGAACTCGAATTGACTGACAATTTCGAGTTGAATATATCGTTTGAGGCATAATTTGAGCAGAGGGGTGGATTCGAACCACCGTCTTCCGGAGGACCCGGATATTTTCCCAACTAAACTACCAGTGCATGTTAATTATTATACTTGCATACTTTACAAAAGTCAACTACTCCAAACATATACATCATTGCCACAATCCCAAATTCTATTCCATCCGTTGTCCTTCATGTTTTCCCATTCAGTCTTTGTAGGGTCAAAAACTTCAAGCAACTTGCTCAATTTGTGTTTTTGGAATTTTTGCCGTGACAACAAAGAGGTTGTGTCGTTTTTATGAAAGTACTTATAGTTTGGGGATGACGAGTGACTAAACGTAAACCCCAGTGTATTGTATATACTACCACTCCCCCAAGCATTGTTGTTATATGATACTACCGTCGATGGTTTGTGTGTTTTGATAAAATATTTGAACAATTTTGACGCCCCACCAACAACAGAATGGTTCAGCTTTGAAGATAACCTGAGCAATTCCCATTCACATCCGTTGGTGAAGCGAGGTATTCCAAATGACATCACCTGCACCAATTCACCATCATGCCACAATCCATATGCCACCTTCGAATATATACCACCTTGCGTGTGGGTGTTGTCAAAGAACTCCTTTGCTTGTTTTGATGAAACCTCTTCTATAATACACTTACGTGCCATGACATGATGCCGACAACCACCGATTGTGTTTAGTATTCTAGATTTGACAACTGTATTATTATACAGCCAGTCACAGTCGTGTATTTGCGTAAGCGTTACTCCTAATTTAGCACAATCATTGTGTTTGTTGAGATGGTAATTTTTATTTTTGCCAGCCAGCTCACTGTGCCACCAAACACCGTTGTATTCAAAAGCTACATTAATATCGGGTAGTAGTATGTCCAGCTCTCTACCGTCCAGTACTGTTCTGTCATTGGTTATTACAGATCCCGTGTAATTATCTGTTATAAAACTTATCATTTCTTGTTGTCCAACAGATGTTGTTGTGTTGTGTATAGCAGGTATACCATGCTCGGCCATCTTCATGGATATTAAACCCTGACTTACACCAAGCAAGTCACCAACAATAAAAGTATTCTTGTGGGTGTTATATAGTGTTTTGAGCATGTCTGGGTTGTTAATACATGTCCGAGACTCCTCACTTATGTGTTGTTGGTTCGCCCAATCACACCCATAACGTTCGTTCATTGTTGTGTTGTATTTCCTTCGAACATCTTCACTTTGTGTTGGGAATTCTACCCCACGGTTCGCTATATTTGTTGCTTTTTTCTTGTCAGCAACTTCTGGTGACACCCCTTGACACTTAGAACAACAATAACTGCGAAACGTCCTACTATCACAGCTCCACTTCACGTGATTTACACCACAAGTTGTACAAACAGGCGGCGTCTTAGTATCGTTATTGATATACCAAATTCGTTCGAGTATCGGAGCTTTCTCGTGAGCAAAATTAGTAGCGTTGACAATACGAACATAAGTGTTAGACTTCGGTGATATCAACATTCTGTTGTTTGAACATTTGTTGACAAAATCAGCAACTTGTGCAATGGATAGCTCATCCAGGGCGCTCGTATAGTGTCTTGAGATGGTGTAAACGGAAGTTCCGCATTGTTTAGCAATATCCTGCTGCCGCCGCCCTTGTGAAATTTCATTCAATAGCCACTCATGATCTAAGTACCGTTTTGCGCCCAATGTGTTCCTCCATAAATAAGTTCAGATGTTGATACTACCCTACGTTAAAGATAACATTTAGTCAACAGAATTCATTGAGATTAATTATGGCAAGAGCGATATCAAGAGCGGAAGCATACGAAAAAGCACACGAGGTGTTCTCGCAAATTAATTTCAATAGTTTTGATTACAACACAATCAAAGAATCCTTGTTGGATTATGTGAAACTGTACTTTCCAGAAGACTTCAACGATTATATTGAAAGTAGTGAATTCATTGCTATCTTGGAAATGTTTGCATATGTAGGTGAGTTGCTTGCATATCGTGTTGATTTCAATGCTCATGAGAACTTCATCTCAACCGCCCAACGTAAAGAATCAGTATTGCGTTTAGCGAAAATGATCTCATATAAAGCAACCCGAAACTTACCGAATCGGGGGTTGGTAAAGATGACATCAATCACTACTACAGATACAATTTACGATTCTGCGGGCAGAAACCTAGCTGGTCGTAAAATTCTGTGGAATGATCCAAATAACTCTGATTGGAAGGAACAATTTCTGTTGATAATGAATCGAATTCTTGATCAAGAATTTGGCACAGTGAGTCCTGCCGATCGTGTTCAAGTAGATGATGTCTTGTTTGAGTTGTACACCCTAAACAACAACCCAGTATCAAGCAACTCAGGTAGTGTGTTCTCCTACGGTGCTTCAGTATCAGGACAAAACGTGCCAATGGAGCTGGTTCCCACAGCACTCGACGACGCAGGTCCATATGAGAAGCGTCCTGAAGTTAGTTCAAAGTTTACGTTGATGTACGCGAGTGATGGTCTTGGCGACAATTCCGACACAACAGGCTTCCTGATGTTCACGAAGCAAGGTACGCTACAAAAAGTTCAACGCACATTTGATGGCATCACACCCAATCAAACTTTTGACATATCAGTTGATAACATCAACGACACAGATGTGTACATCAACAACGTCGATCCAGACACCCGTCAAATCATTGTCGAAGATCCATTCGCAGAAGCTCTTCCTCATCTAACAACTGCTGATCTACGATATGGTGAGTGGATCCCCGTTGACGTAGGCAACGCACAGAACATCATGTTCAACACAAACAGAAACCGTCGCAAGTTTGAAGTAGAAACGCTTGCTGACGACCAAATTCGTATCATTTTCGGAGATGGTGAATTTTCAAACATTCCATCTGGCTCGTTTGACATTTGGTACAGAACATCCATTAACGAAAACATTACCATTCCACGAAACTCTATAAGCAACAAAAACGGTGCGTTCACATACAGTGATGCAGCTGGAAATGTGCAGACAATATCGTTCACTTTCTCACTGGTTAATTCTCTACAGAATGGTTCAGCATCTGAAACAATAGACCACATCCGTCGCGTTGCTCCATCAGTATACTATACACAGGATCGTATGGTGAATGGTCGCGATTACAACTCATTTATGTTGCAAGATCCATCTATTTTGAAGATGAGAGCCACGAACCGAACTTTCGCCGGCGATTCGAAGTATATTGCCTGGCATGATCCAAAAGAATATTATGAAGATGTAAAAATATTTGGAGACGATTTGGCTATTTTCTGGGAAGAGCGAACACCAATCACAGGTGGGTTATCTTCGGTGAATACCGCCCTTACTCCTTCTCAAATTCGCATACAAACAATCGAACCATTGCTTAGTTCGTCTGACGTATTCTCCGTCGTCGCCCCTGTTCTGGAGAGCTTCAATCTGGATCCAACAAACTACCGTAGAACATTCACGGCAGCAGAGGCGTCAAATATTGATATTGAACTAACTAAAGCACAGAACGGTGCAGAGCCAAATGTTGATATGTACTATTATCTGAGCAACGATCAGTCAACTAACAACAATGACAACAACGTCACAACAGCTCCAATCGGCGAATGGCTTATAAATCCTGACACCAATTCAACAAACTTCCAGTTGGCGGGTGGTGTTATGTTATACGTGTTCCGAATTGAAAGTGTATTCTCATCAGGAACTGCTGTTGGTTGGGATGTTAGATATCGAACACGGCGACTAGTTGCACACAGTGAAACAACAAAATTCTGGAATACTACAACAACAGATACAGTTATAAACTTCGATACACTGGACGGAACCACCGACAAGATTGTTGTGCTGCAAGCTAACCCGAACGCCACAGGCACAGCACTAATGTCTCAAAATACCGCTTTTGCGGTACTAGCTCAACGCCTAGTATCTGAAAACCTTCCTGATTCGGGTCTTCCAAATCAAAACGAATTGCAGATCTCACCAGCAGATGTTAATAATGATTCAGTGCCTGATGATATGCAACAATCTGAAATAATGGGCGCGTATGGTTCACCAACGTACGTTTACTTTTCGCGCGAATCAACATCTTCAGCATGGCAACCACAACCAGACACGGCTGGTATACAATCACTGGTAGCGGCTGATGAAGCAAAAGTTGAAGATGAAAAACTTTATAAGAAACACGAAGGGCGTTACCCATTGAACTTCGCATGGATGCACTCAACGCAAAACCTTGGATTAATTGATCCAGCTCCAAGCAACATCATAGATATGTTCATCATCACTGTTGGGTATTATACTGATCTACGTAGATATTTGAACAATCGGATTGATAACGCACCCATCCTACCAACACCTTATGAGTTGAAGAATTCATACTCTAACCTGCTGGAAAGCAAGATGATTTCAGATGCTGTTATCCTACACCCAGGTAAATTCAAAATTCTATTTGGCCCACGCGCGATCAGCGCACTACAAGCTCGAATTAAGGTAATTCGCCCAACGCACACCACTCTAACTGACAATGAGGTTAAGGTGCGGATCGTTGATATCATTAGAAATTTTTTCGATATTAATTATTGGGAATTTGGCGAGACGTTCTTCTTTACGGAGTTGGTCGCATCTATTCATGCAGAAGTAGGTTCAGAAGTTGATTCAGTTGTAATTGTACCAACATCATCCTCAACACAGTTTGGCGATTTGTTCCAGATACAAGCAACAGAAGACGAGATGTTCATTCCGGATATCAACACCACAGACATAGATATTGTGAATACGTTTACGAAGACAAATATCAGACAGTAACAAGACCCACATTTTCATGCGGTTTTTCGTGATGTTCCCTTTGTGTAAATAAGGGGAACAGAGTTGGAGAACCGCCTGAAATGTCTGACAAATCGGATTATAATCTACCCCGCACGAAATTGCACGAATTGCTTCCTTCCGCATTGGATTCGGATGTAAACACAGCCGTCTTTGAAAACATATTCAACCGTTTCCTCACAAAGAATGAAACACGAAAGACGGCTGGATATGTGGGTGAAGGAAATCCCAACGCCCTCACGTCGCGGCAGATTCACGAGCCTACTGTCGCTCGTCAGGCGAATCAACTTCAGCCAGTTCTTTACAATAAGATAGGCTCTATTGACCACATGGCCTCCTGGCAGGATATTCTCAACGAACTAGAGCGTCTGGGAGTTGAGATTGATAAACTTCCTGACTGGGGCAAAACTACAATATTCAACTGGGTTCCACCTATAGACATTGACAAAGTTGTTAATTACCTTGATTACTATTGGGTAGACGACAATAACAATGTCCCAGAGTATATTACAATTAAGAATCGTTGTCGAGTATTGGAAGACCGGTTAAACGCTTATCTACATATGATTGCTTTGAATAAAGCAACGTATCCTGTAGTCGGTATTGACACGGCTCCTACGGGTTCAACATTCACGTACAATCGTTTGATAATTGAAGGAGATTACACCAGCGTATTTGAAGAAGGTTTTGAGTTTCGTTATAATGACAACGTGGTAAATGTTGAACTGAGTGGACTAGATCATGTCGTCAATTCATCAGTTTTCAATGCAACAACCAACCAAACAACAATCACGATCAACACTGGATTCGATACATCATCAGCTGGAGGCACAATCTCACTAAATGAAGGTGCATCCAAGAGAACGCAAGAGTATCTGGACCAATGTGCAACACCAAAAGGTCCTCTGGGTAAAGAACCAACCGTCACTGGCGTAAACCAATGGATTGTCGCGAATAAGTGGCAACATAGAACAACGGTAACTAATTTCTCAACAGCGAAACAAGCTAAAATTCCAATTATTGAGTATGATGATAATTTGGAACTTAATGAGTGGACGACCGCGGAACATGAGTGGAAGTATCGTGCTTCGCCCGCTAATTTGTTTGCCGTACACACCAAGCCAACTTTGATCGAATTGGTAGCACTTAATTACACAGCTACGACCGTCGCTGGTATTACAACGGTAACGTTGTCAGAAACTGCTGGCAACCAAACGGATGTGTTTGTAACTGGTTCAATTTTTGAAAACCAAACAAATGAAATCATCGAAGTAGCTTCATCACACTACACACAGACGGCAGCTGATCAACCATTTAAAACGGTTATAACACTAACAAACACCATTGTGGCAAGCACCGGGCAGTTGAACCCTGTCATCACTTCAGCTGGTGACGCATGGGCTGGATACAACCAACATTGGGTGTACTCAAGGCAATTAACATCCAGAGCCTTGCCACACCCAACAGCAAACCCGTTTGTGGATTTTCCATTGACAGGAACCGGAACAGATACAACAAGACACTATCAATACCAAGGCTCACCGTACGCAATGACGTTCACTATGACAGGAAATGGCATTCGTGTTCCAGCTACAACAGAACCTGGTACCGATCTGCGATTCTCGGAAACGCCTCAGTCTGGGTGGGAACTTCCTCAAACAGAAAGAGCGCTACTTGGATCCGACAACATCAGAGTGTACATTGACGGAAAGCGCACGTATGGAAATTATATAGAACGTGATCACGTGTACGCTTATGGTGGAACTAACACCGATTTTGTTGCAGGCATCACAATCAGTGAATCACTGTCGGCAGGACAAGTCGTCAGGGTTGAAATGGGTCCGGCATCGTTTAGTGATGTGGGACTTGAGTGGTTTGATGTCCGAACGACAGAAAATGATGTTGTATATGCGGCAGCACCTGCATCCGGCACAACGAGAGTATCATTGGTCGAACACCGGAAGGTTGAACAGGATAAAACAGCTCCAAACCAATATCCTGAGTTTGATGTTTTCAACAACAACGGTTCACCTACATACGAAGCAAATTCGCTGATCGAGTTTGCTACCGATTCAGATTCTGTTATAGACCCCAACGTATCGCTTCGTTTGGTCACCAATACAGCACGAACGGAATTTAGCTTGAAACAATTGCTACTTGGTGCTAGTGATGAAATTTTAGCTTACAAATCATATGACAACTCTGACGCACAATACTGGGTTGATCATAACGCAAACCAGGTATGGTTCTGGAATCGCTTCGGTTGGACCCTGACAGGTTTCCAAGGTACATCATATGGTCCAGCAACCGTATCGCCAATACCCCCAACCTCGCCATTCATGGATATGGTTTGGTATGACACAACAAACAGAACTTTGATGTATTATAGTGGTGTTGATTGGTTAGAGATGCCACAAGTGTTGTATTCATCTAGCAACCCACACCTACAAACAATCTGGCGCAAGGGGTTAAACGACGAGCAATTCATACCGAAGAAGGTAGATTGGAAAGGCCGCACATTGTCTGAATACAATACAGAGCGGGATGAATTCATTGAGTCTTATACTCCAACAACCTCAGCACTGTCAGCCTGGTACAGTTCACAACTTAACGAGTTGTCGTTGGATGGCACGTGGGTTGGTGATTGGGATATCCCAGATCCACTTTATTATAACACCCAACACGAGAACCGTGCTACACTGACACTAACAGAACTGAACGAGCACTTTGGTACAATCAAGTCATCACAAGACCGTGAGCCAGGCATTGGCGGTTCGGCAGCATCCAAGTTTCACACAATTCGGTCTGAGGATGTTAACTATGGGCTGGGTGGAACAATTCATGAATATGGAATGAGCTTTGATACACTACTATCATCAGCATTCGTGAACAATGTAACGCCGATTACGTTATTTGAATTTGCCCGCGATCAGTACGAGATACTCCTAAACGCTCTCCGTGAAAACTTTAGAGGTGAGTTACCAAGCCTCATGTTGAATACTGATGTTGGTAACGTAACTGACTTCAGCAACACAATATCAACATTGGTGTTGGATCAATTCACACAGAATGACGCTAATAGCAACCTATATGGTGACAGCTCAACATTCATCGACACGACAAACACAGGAAACGACGTTGGCATGCAGAACTGGATTGCCACGCTTCCGTTCTTTAATATTCTACCAAGAGTTCAGCCAGTATATTTAACTGATGATGTTCGAGGCGTGAATCAAATAATTCACCACGATGGACATCGCAAGGATTATAACTTAACTGAAGCAACCAAAGATGCTATCGCCCGCCGAGTGATTCAATCTGTTGATAGTCGCTCGGGTGCAGCAGCACCATATAACCAACTTGGTCGGTTATCATCAACGTCACCATCGGATACTATTGCAGACTTTTTGTTAGATTTCAACGACAGCATTACAAACCGCCGTGGTGTGTATTGGTATCAGGTGGTTGGTGGAACTCGAATATTGTATCGGCTTGCCGTCGCAGCAGTAGGAACATCTCAACCACCAGCGACACTGCCAGATGGTGTATTGTGGATCGATACAACAACAGGTAGTCAGACGCTCCGCCAGAAGTCAGGTTTCACGTGGCCTGTTGTTGCTGGTCTGACTGTTGGAGATGGTAGGCTTCATAATGGAACAAACCCATCCGAAACGTCCACATCAACAGTATCGGCATGGGAGGTATTTGATATTGATGAATTCCTAGCTGATCTTGTACTTGAAGTGGAGAAACGTTTGTATTCAGCAGCACCTGAAAGTTTCGTTCCAGTATTTGACTTCAACTTATTACAACAAACCCCGTCAGATCTTGACCGGTACCACACTCTACAAGAACAAGCGTTCTTGGATTACGCCCGCCAGAGTGAAATTCCAGCACCACTGGAAAACATAAGCTATGCAGCCACGGATGCTTTCACGTGGAATTACAAACACTCTGCACCAGGGCAGAGCCACAACATTGTAGGCACAAGCTCGGTAACAAATACAGTAACACTTGCTGGCGAGGTCTCAAGTGATTTTGCTTCACTGCCAAAAGAAGTGTTCATCAAGAATACAGGCACAACGGACGGAACATTTACAGCAATATCGGTTGTGGAATATAACGGACAAACAGTTGTCACAATAAGTGAGCCAGTTAATGATAGCCTGTCTGGTATTTTGTATTCTGCTCTATTACCGAAGGTCAGCGGAAACACAGGCGCCGAGTCAGCAGGTGACTGGAGAAGTTTATATCAGCAATACTATGGAACACCCTACCCACATCTTGAGCCTTGGAAACTTCAACAGTATTCCGATAAACCAATATGGTGGGACGCTGAATATAAAGACACAACTGGGACTCGTCGTTGGACGAACGCAATGTGGGTTGAGATTCAAGCTGGTCGCATTCCAGCAACACGTACCCTGCCTGATGGAATAACAATCTCATCAACGCCAACCAACGGGCAGACAACACAATACAACTATTTCTCAGTTAACACTGCGACAGATACACTACTACCTCCATATTTCGCTGGCGGGTCGGGCGTCAACCGTTCAGTGTTCACGAACCTTGGTGAGATAACTTCACCAGCAGCAAACTATTCTTTCGGTGATAACGGACCGAATGAAACTAACTGGAGATTATCGTCTCAGTACCTGTACGATCAACTAGATGTTGCTTATCAAATGCAACCACTCAAAGTTATAGATGCTATGTTTGGTTTTGATAAGATTGAAGTCGCAGGTCTGCCTGTTGACACTCGCACCAATCAGGTACCGGCACACAATCGCACGAAGTTCCACGGTGACATCGCTGATGACAACAGTATTGTACGTGCGTTGGGGTTCAATCAGTGGTACGTTAATTACAACAGATATCAGGGCTTTGATGCAAGTTTGGCTGATTTCCGTAGAATGTGGACAGACTGGACAGCACCATTAACATATCAGTTTGCCACATTCGTTGACACGGGTTCGTTCCAACTTGGTCACAGAACAGTACCGATCAGCGAATTTGATTATAAAATACTTTCAAAACGTTCTCCTGGTGTTGAAGATTTTTGGCTGAATGCTTTTGATGTGAAAGTACTAACCGTACCGCCAAAAATCACACGAATGAACAACGAAGATGATTGGAGACTAGAGCTGGATATCAACACTCCTCTAACACAGTCGATTGATTATTATGATGTTCGCAACTATCCTTTCTCCGTGGATCTAAACACTAATGTGTGTGAATTATATCAGTATACGATTACGAACGTTAATTACTTCAACTCAACAATATCGGTACAATCGAAGCAAACAACAACGTTTAGTGCTGGCCGTGTGATAACTATCACAGGGTCAACGGGTAATGACGGCACATACACTGTACATTCATCAGTGTATGACGGAACGACGAATACCACGATCGTGTCGCTCGGTGAGACCCTGGACTCACCGATTACAAGCGGATCGGTTAGCGCCGAATACCGAGTAATACCATGGGAGACGGGTGATCCGATTTACTTCACAACTAGTGATGTTCTACCAACACCGTTAATATCTGATCAACCCAACATTGGTCCTATAGTATATTATATTATAGTTTTGAGTGATACCGAATTCCAAGTGGCTAACACAAGAGCGAATGCTCTTGCGGGACTGGAAGTTGGTCTATCGTCGATCGGTAGAGGTACACAACACGTTAGTGAACTGCAGTCGACGTTTTACGCTCTCGATCAAGAATATACGAGTGCGTATTGGAGGCACTATGCGTTGGATACTAGCAACAAACTCACAATTACGCCCCCAACCACAATACACGGAATGCAAGAGCTTGTTAATATCATTGATGGGTATTCGGTTGTTGTTAAAGAAGCTGGTTTCAGCATAAACGAAAAGAATAGCATCACTGACCCTGATTCGGGTCGAGTGGTTGATTGGCAGATTGAGATCGAGCGATTTATAGATTTTGCTTACTCTCTACAAGGACGGCGTGATCAAAACATCAACAACAGATTCGAAGTGACGGCTGACTCAACAACCAATAGCTGGACGTGGGGCAATTATTCACCCAATTGGACAACAGGAACTGAAGTAAACGTACTATCTTCAAACGGCCGCCTGCCTATACCAATCCTCCACGGTGTTCGCTATTATGTGATTATTGACTCAACTACAACTTTTCGTTTGGCACACACAAAATTGGACGCCACAAGAGGTATTGCCCTCGATCTCGAAGACACACCTAGTGGTGCTACGTTGATGGTTTACCAATCTACAACAAAGACAACAAACTATCCGTCACAAGAAATTAATCCTTTCCGTGATGCTATATTCTTCAACCAACCACGCGGCATTGTTTCCAATATGACAACGGGACCTTCAGAAGACATCCGCAACACCCAGTTGTTGTTCGATCAATACGGTGAACCGTTGGATCGAGCTCACACGAGAATTTACCGACAGGATGAGCAGACGTTCATTCAGTGTGCTCGGAATATTAAAAACCCGAATGTACCTAATATATTATTCACAAATCCGTATAACTTCCTGCACTTTGGTGGAGCTCACATCTTCATTGATGCTTACGAGCACGTGCTTGTATTCAACAGCGAGACAACGGAAGGAGCGTTGTTGTATGATCCATTTATCGGCTTGAACGTAACTAAATTCGAACTGCTGTTTAATCGCCAGGTTGAATTTACAGAACGTCCAAACGTTGGCGGGAGTTATTACTCAACATACTTTAATCAAGGGGCATCATTGCTGGACAACTTTGAAGCTAGTGTTGAAAATATTCGTTATTTGTACGACGCTTACCAAGCAGTTGAATCAAAAGCGCTAACCGTACAATCAAGAACGTCACTTGGTTACGAAGGCCAGCAAGAATATCTCGCCGATCTAAATCTGAATCAAAAGTCACAATTCATTTTCTGGAGAGGTTTGATCCAGAATAAAGGAGCGGTTGAGAGTGTTCAAGCATTCATCAACTCGCGTCGTTTCATTGATGCGAACATTGACGAATTTTGGGCTTACAAGGTTGCGGACTTTGGTTCTGCAAACGACAAAGAGTATCCAGAATTATACATCACAACAGAGGATATTCGATCAAACGATTTCCGCATCCAGTTCACTGAAACGGGAGAAGTTATCCCCGGTTTTGGTAACGGTGGCTTCTCTGACATTGGTGCAGGGTACGACATCACTGGTGAAGAAATCGAACTGGAAGATGATGGAATCACGCCAATTTCTTTGACTGACACGGATCGTTGGTTCGATCAACCTGATATTGTAAACACGTTGCGTGATAATGGTTCAGCGCTGTACTTTGCTATGCACGTTGTTGCATCATCTGACATCACTGGTATAATAGATGTGCAGTATCGCCACAATTTCAATACTGATTATGAGATTGTAACACTTGAAACAGAACCTGTTGGAACAATACTAGTGTACACCGAAATGGTTGGCAATGCTACTGAAGTGACCCTACCAGGTACCAACAAGTACTTGACTTTTACTGGACACATTCAAGTAATCAAGAATGGTGCTATAATGAATAACCCAACAGACTACGAGCATGTAGCATCACCAGGTTCTTCATCATACTTCAGCACGAAGATTGCATTTACGTCACCACTAAAGATTGGCGATACGGTGCAGATCGTTTACAACAAAGCAACTCTTCAGCCAGAAATGCATTTTGATAGAGTTAATTCAAACATCATCCGATTTAAGGACGCTCAGTTGATTGACCCGTCTCACATTATGAAGTTGTGGGGATATCGGGTGAACGATAAAGCACAGAATCCGGGCAAGTTGGTTGACAGATTATCAGGCACTATCGTGACTGATATGCCGTTGTGGGATCCAGCTAGAGGTATACACTATAAGCTTGCAGAGTCAATTATATCTCTAAGAGCACCGTCCGATCCTGCCGTCTATACTGAAACGTTACAGTCTCAGAGCCTCGTCGGAACGTCTTTTACCCCCTGGAACAGCACTGAAGTAGGCCACGTATGGATGGATACATCTAAACTTGGTTATGTGCCATACCACGACGACCGTGTGTTTCAAACACTTGACGAGCGTTTGAAGTATTGGGGATTGTTAGCCGATTGGTCAGAAATAACACTATACGAATGGGTTGAATCGGATCTGCCCCCTGATGAATACAACGACGCAGCACTGAACGAGGAAGGTGATAGTGAAATAGCAGAACACATCCGTAAGTCAGGCAAGGCAAGGGAAACGGTGTTTGAGCTTCACGACAATGGAGAGTGGGCTGTTGTTGACGATAGACACCAAGAGTTCTCTGTTCTATTTGACGCATCTCCCGTATCTGGTACAACCGCCACGTATGAGTTTACACTTGACGCCACGATACTTGACATTGATACAGCTATAGATGCTGACACACAATACGTAAGTGTGTATGTGAATGGCATTGCTCGAATCTCTCCAACAGGCGAAGGTTTTGAAATTCCATCAACTCTGATAATGGAAGTTGAAGGTGTGTCGGGTCCAGATATGGTTCGTTTCATTAAACGTATGCCGAGTGATTCGATTGTCGATCAACGTATAGTAGATGGAACAATGGAACGTCGATATGAACATACGATCGTGCCTTATGTTGACAAGTTTGGACAAATCCAGAATCGGTATTACTTCTGGGTCGGGGACAAAGTTACAAGAAACCTCAAGCAACCGATGTCGATAACATCTGCCCAGAGTCAGTTAACGACAATACCAACACCGTACATTGTGGTTGGCAATCCAGAGCAGGCAGATATTAGAGCATCAGCACTAACAGATCTGGACAAGTCGTGGCAGTATATGATCGGTGCAGGTGAAGGTGATGCTACATCATCGTATTACCAAATATCTGGTCAAACACAAGACGACTTCGCTGTTTGGAATGGTGGTGAACACGACCCATTACAGGCGTATGTGGTCGGCGACATAATCACCCTCGGCAACAACATGGAAGTGTTGGTTGAGGCTGTGGACGCTGTTAACGGAGACGTGACGGAATTCAGTGTTCTTGTTACGGATGGTGCAACGTCAACGGGAGCAGGACCACAACTTCAAACTAGCTTGACGAAGATTGATCCGGGTTCAACGACAGGTGCTGGTTTCTATGTTATATTGGCAACAGAAAACATTAACAACACAACACACGGTATCACTCTTGGTTCGGCAATAAAGAATAAAGGTGTGTCAACCACACTGTTGCCTGTATCGCACGTATCACCAAATGGACCATATGATAACAAATACATACCAGGTTCAGGTTCAGTGGGGTTGACCTCAACGTATACTGTAGGCGATTCAATTACATTGAACAACAATGCTGTTATTGTTGTTGATTCGGTCGACGCCAACGGCGATGTTGTGAACTTCACGGTAGCTGGTGTTGGTGACTCATTCAACCCCGGTGATGAGCTAGTTGAGGTTTTTTCAACCCCTGCCGCCACGAATAGTGGATTCACGCTTTTCCCGGATACATCCGACGTAGTGTCGGTTATCGATCCATCATTATTCACAGTATCTATTGACGGACGCACGCTGATACCATACGTCGAATACACAATCGATTCCACGGGTCGCGTCGTCACGTTGTTGCAGTCTGTTGGAGCAATCGAAGGCCGTGTCGTTGATGTGAGCTTTACCACAGTCGTTGCCGAAGAAATATACGAAATCCCAGCCAGAATGACTGATATCGTATTGCGAGGACTACGAAGATATGTAAACGAAGACCGACGCTACACCGTTCGATTCACGCGTGATTTCACATTGCGTGATGATGTGGATGTTACGTTGAAATCGAAGCACACGGAATGGCAGCTCATTCGTCAAGACCAAGCAACGAAGATACCACTAACGTTGTGGAATAGAGTAACAGAAGCAATGACCGGTTACAAACTTACAGATCCATCCGAAGCTGTTCCTGAGCTTACACGAGTGTTGTATGATGAGCAATATGGAACTGATACCAGATATGGGTTGGGGGACGGACAAGCTTTCACCAACGGGGCTCAGGCAATCGAGACCTTTATGTTAGAGTTGTTTAATGAAGACGAACCGTTAAATAACATTGACCTGAATACATTCTTCGAGCAGTATAGCTTCGACACTCCCGAAAACGTAGAGTTAGCTATGACAGCGGTGTATAACACGTTCGTTACGGAAGATGTAAATCGTTTGTTCTTTGTTATACTACACGATGCCTTCGCCAACAAGAAACGTTTCGCTGAATTGTTTAAAACATCAATGATAGCTGTGCATGGCATACGACCTTTTCAAACTGAAGGATTGTTCGATGACTGACCCCAAATCACACCTGTAACCATCATAAATACAGTTATGAAAAAAACAACTGAACAATTTATAGAAGATGCCAAAAAGGTCCACGGAGATTTATATTCATATCATTTAACGGAATTAAATGGTATGAATAACAAAGTTATAATAACTTGCCCAACTCACGGTGATTTTGAGCAACGAGCAGCCAGCCACACAAATGGTAGCGGCTGCCGGCTGTGTTACGAACGCCAACCACACACAAATGAGTCATTCATCAAAGCCGCCAACAAAAAACACAACAACAAATACACATATGATGGACTAAATTACATCAACATCAAAACTAAAGTACCGATAACCTGCCCAGACCACGGTATGTTTGCTCAAACACCAAATGACCACCTACAAGGATATGGTTGTCCGTCGTGTGGTGGAACAAAACCCGTATCGTTGGATGAATTTGTAAAACGAGCAAACGACAAACACGATTCATATTACACATATGAAAACACACATATTGTTGGAATGAACACAAATGTTGATATTACTTGTCCAATACATGGTGTATTTAATCAACGTCCTGCTGACCACATAAACGGTAGTGGTTGCCCTGATTGTTCGCTTGGTAAGCGTGGCCGTTACTCTCTAAAGTATTTCACCGAAAATCCCGATGAAGCAGACAGACCGGGTGTGTTATATTTGGTGACGGTTGCAGACAAGTTCTGTAAAGTAGGGATAACGGCTAACAGTGTTAGCAGGCGTTTCGCAACTAACGAAGTGAAATTGGTTGTTCAACACACAGCAACATTGCTAGAGTGTTATAATATAGAGCAACGTATGCTAAATATCGTAAAGAAGGATCAATACCAAGCTGTTGGACTAACATCCAGGCACTTTGCTGGCTGGACGGAATGTTTTCCGTTATCAACACTCCCAACTTTACAGGAAGAGTTTAAATGGCTATCATAAAAGAGTTGGATCCAGTACAAGGATTGATTGATTACATATTGGATGTAAAACCCTTCCACACGAAAGTTGTGGAAGTGTTGACCGAATATGTCCACACCGACGGTATGACTGTGTCCTTTGTAGAACAGTTCGATATGGAAATCCAGCTTGAGTATCCGTCACTATTTGACTTGGAGCAACAATTCCAGGATTCGGGTAGCGTCAACATAGAAGTGCATTCTCCCGACCCAACAAATGATGATGCATTTGTTGGGTTACTAGGGTATGATGACGCAGGTGATCGGTTGACAGTACTGGGTGATCGCTCTGATGTGTTAATCGAATCTAACACATTGTTGGTTAAACTGACAGATGATAATGATTTTTTGATCCACACAGCATCGCTAACAATAGAATCGATAACTGTATATCCAGCAGATCCAGCCGCCAATCCACCAACATCCCAATACACCGAAATACACGTGCCAGGCTTGCAGGATGTTGCAACACTATCATCACTTGATACTAGTGTGTTGACGGCAACACTTGCTATCCCTGGCTCTGTATTGTCGACGGGTAATATTGGTGTTTTGGGAACATATGGCGGTATTACACCGTATGGGGCTCCAAGCGCCTGGCCAATTATATCATACGACACGACTGCCAATGGTCCACACGATCCTGCAGCACTGGGGTATGACAGCGGAAATGACCAAGTGTATCTGCCAGGTGATCGACGAACGGAATATACTATCGGCAAATCAGTTGAAGTTCGAACCTATAGCATAATTTCAGGTTTGGTAGACACAACAGAATACGACATACTAAACGCAACATACAACCTTCCAACAACAACAACGGAACAACAACATACGATACTTACATTGGAAGATTCGAATACAAGCGGCGGATTGAAGTCTATTGGTTCACTTGTCCCCAGTGGACAAACAATATATGATCTGTATTCAACAGTGACATTAACTCCGTTCCCCATATCAGGTGTTGTGCTAGGATATGCGTCAGGATCATCAAATGTCATTATGTACGATGATGTCCCACGGTCTGACGATCCAATAAGTGTTGGTCCAAACCTGGGAGGACTAACACAGGGTGATCAAATTAACCCAACAGTTCCGAACGAAAACAATTTTGTCCCAACACGGGCGAACAGTTTCATAATGTTTGGAGATGTATCGGATATATTCATCCCAGGCAGCATCGTTGAGGTCGTCGGCACCGATTACATATTTCAGGTGCTACAAACAACATATGACGGCACGCACACTTTCCTTCGAGTGATTGAAACGATTCAACCTGGGGTATATTCAATGTTGAAAATTCGCGAAAATCTTGTAGGATATGGGGACATTTTTACGTCAGCAGCAAAGTCTGACGGAACGCTATCCACAAATATTGTTGAAGCTGTAACTTTCAGTTGGGCGGACGACGGTGAACGTGATGTTATAGACGGGTATCAGTTCTTGATTATTGAAGCAATTGGAAACACCATCACCGTAAATGGCTTCGCCGAAGCTGTTGTGACTAATGGCGATCAAGTACAAATACTGTCAGCACCTGCAAATAACGGCCAACATACTATTACAGGTGTATCAGGGTCAACAATAACACTCAGTACACCACTAGCCAACTCGTCTGGCGGCTGGATTGAAAAATATAACCCATAGGGAATACCATGAACGAATATCGAACAACAGATATAGTTCTAGTAGCAGTCATCAGACTTGATGGATATCAACTGGTTGACATAGAGACACAAGGCAATAAAGGCACATTGGTCAATGCTCCGTTGAACCTGTTGCGTTCAACTGGATGATCAAACAACTAACAACAAGTGTCAGACGGTTGACACAACGATAAATACGAGACATTTAGGAGTAAGACTATGCACGACACAATAAATTTTGGAGTTAAGGGCCACGTACTTATCACAGACGATCGGGGTGAAGTATTGGTGGATAAACACAATGCGATCCACCCACAGAATATGGCTCGTGTCATCGCTAGGGGGTTGGCAAATGAAGGTAATTCTGCAATTTACCGCATAGCTTTCGGCAATGGTGGAACAACCACTAACGCAGCTTTCACAGTTACATACAAAGAACCCAACACAGGTCAAGAAACCACAGTCAACCAAACATTTGATTCTCGCCTTCACAACGAAACGTATTCAGAAATCATCGACGATTCCAGTACGTTGATCGGAACTGATCCTGGCTCTGCTGATTCAACAGGAACGCGTCCAGGTGGATCAGCAAATGCAGGCAACGACCCACTAACAGGAACAGCAGGAACGTCAGGTCCTGGCGTGATTAGTTCAGAAATAGGCTTTACGTCCAATGTTACAATCACTGCTGTTCTGAACACATCAGAACCATCCGGACAATCAGGCGGTGGTGTTGTATCAAATACGGAAGATGCTTTCGTATTTGACGAATTGGGATTATACACAGATGGTGCTCCAGCCACAGCATCCAACGGAACACATGACATTAACGTAGGTGCACAGATTTCATCAAACGATAGTGGTTTGTCTCCAAGTACCACATACCAATTCAACATCAATATAGATGGCGGCGGTTCAAATACTGTTGTGTTCACCACACCTGCTGGCGGAACAGGCGTAACTACAGGCTCATCGGAAATTACGTATGGTGATTTGTGTGAAGGGTTGAATGGTGGAAGTTGGATCGATTCAGGAACAATGGGCAATTCATCGATACTAATCACCGATCAAACGGCTGATTATCCATCCATTCTTGGTGTGAACACAAACGGTTTTTTGCGTTTTGTATCGGATACGTCAGGTCCAACATCATCTATCGTATTCACGCCGTCGAGTGGAACAGGTGCTAACATGTTGACGGCATTAGCAACAACATCTGGTTCAGCGACAACCAGTCTACCCGTTTCAGGGAAAGCACAGGGCGTTCAGAATGCCGTAACGTCACCAACAACGGAACAGGAACGACTACTAACTCACCTGATTTTTGCACCTGTGTTGAAATCACCGAACCGTACTTTGACTATTAAATACACGCTGACTGTATCAGTAGCTCCTACAGTAACTTAATTGCAGGTATGCAGCAAAAAGAGCGCCCCTGTCATGGGCGCTCTTTTTGCGACTAACCGATTTTGTCAATTATTGATTTTTGACGGCATTGGAAGCATTCTGTGCAGACACCGTTGGGTCCATCGTGTTGAATGTTCCCGTACCAACTGTACCAGCTCGCGGTGCGAAGATAACACCATCAGCAGAGATTATTTTCACCAATTGGTGAAAATAAGTCAGTGCGTTAACACCGTTGTTCAAAGTGGTGTTGCTCATCAGATCCCAAAGTTCCATGTTTGGAGCATTTCGACTGGTTAACAAACGTGCGACTCGTTGACGGTCAATGTTGTCAAGACGACCGAGTTCGAAGTAGTACAGATTACCTTGCGCATCTTCCTTCATCACGGCACATTCTACCATGAGTCCATTTCCCTTTAAGTCAATCCACTTCACGTGTGGGAATTGTCCTGGGCTTGTTCTAACTTTCATTTGGATTCTCCATTATATGGTTAGTCAGTTATTTCTTATTGCTGAAATATTTAGATCCAATTTTCGGAGAGATACCAATAGATTGACAGACTTTGCAGGGATATAATAAATAGGGTTATAGGAGCATAACCCAGATGGCAAAGACGAAAGCACAAGAAGTTCAAATAAATTGGAAGTATTGGTGGATGTCTGCGGCAGAGATTTTAGATGCCTTCAGAACAATACCACGAATCCTTGTAGCAGGGTATGCATTTCTTGTGTGGAAAGTCGTCGACTGGTTTATGTCGCTGCCCGAACCAACAACTGAACACACATTTCTTGTTAGTACAGTTATCGGGGGTGCCGCCGCCGTATTCGGATTGTATGTGAATAGTGGAAGTAGTTGGGACCGCAAGTCAGCCCGTAAGGATTTGTATATGGAATACAATTACACACCAACACATCAAATGCCAACAAGACGTAAATCAAGGGGACACGTGCCAAGTCAACAGCATCAATCATTCGATGAGATTGAGATTGATTTTGAAGCCCCTCCATCGAAAATTGGGCAGAATGAAACTCCACCCAATTCATTCTTGGATAACACTACCGGCTGAGCATATCCACAAACATGTCTGCGTTGCTCGCAAGCTTCTTCAGTTCGAACCGACCAAGAAACTTCATGAAGTGGAAGTAGCTGAACGTCCCTGGCTTTTCCAAATTTTCAAGGACTGTCTCTATGATCGTCCGTTGAATGTCTTCGGGCTGATGAGATAAGCTCATCAGCAGCATGTTTTCCTTGAAAAGTTCCTTCACGATAAACTCTTTGCCGTTCTGGTCTGTCCAAGTTTCGTTCATCAGATTGGCACGTTCGTAATCGTCTTCGTATGCTTTACGTATGCGCGTCAATCTACATCGCGGCAAAGCACTCTGAACGTTATCGCCCATATCACCACGAATACATTTCTCAAACATGAACAACTCAGCATCGTTGTTGTAGCCAGTTACTTTGCCTTTCTTGTCAACACCATTTTCGAGAGTTCGATCTTTACCAGTGGCGGGGTCAATCAGTCGAACGTTTGGATATCCAAGCAACTGCATCATATCCTTATCCGCCGTCACGAGAATAACTTCGTGTTCACCATCCATCGTCAGTACCTGAACGGCACCAGCCATTAAGTCATCTGCTTCCAGTAATGGAGCAGCCAGTGTAATGATCGTTGTCTGTTCGGTAATCAGCTCTTCAAAGTCATCGAGGTGTTGCAGGAATATCTTATACTTCGCTTGTTGAGCTTCAGTCATATCCTTGCGACGTGTACCTTTATACTTCTTACCAGACAGACACTTGTCAGACATGGTATACTGCTTCCGCCACGAAGAGCGGTCAAAACACATGATGACTTTGTCAGGTTTAAACGTGTTGTAATACTTCTGCATCGTCAACAATGCTTGATGAGCTGCCAACCCAGCAACGGTAGTATCATCCTCTGTCTTGTTAGCATAGAATGTTCTATACAACAAGTTTGATATGTCAAGTACTAGATATTTCACGAATACTCCGATTGTTCCGGTGATGCGTCACTCATAGTTTCAGCCATGTCTCTCAACAACAAAGTGATGTATTGTTGCATGATTTGCTCGTCGTCTATTCCAGTAACACCATTTTCACGAAGATACTCAACGAAGGCAGTATTCCAATCAAGCTCTATGCGAACTCCCTGTGATGTATCGACAGCACCCAGTACTTCTACCCACGGCTCCGAAGAATCTTTCATCTTGCTAACATAAGCGTCATGTGCCTTCTTTTCAGCTTCGATTTGATCAATACGCTGTTGGCGTTTGAATTCTTCTTCGGTTTGCATCTGCTCCATAATTTGCTTACGGATAGCAGCAACCATAGCTGGATTTACTTCCACGTCATCAGTCATAATTTATACTCTTGGTAGTAGTGTGATAGTTACGCCGTTTACTTCGATGTTTAGAGTTCCGGCTTTACCCACAGTAAAGGAACCATCAGGATCGTGCTTAAACAGCGACAATAATACTTTTGCTTGATATTTATGAGCAAATTTGTTGTTTGACCCAGATACTAGTTCCGTTGTATCGTCAGCAAACTTGTGATTGAACACATCGGCGTTGTTATCGGAGAACTCGAAAGACACGCCTTCGTTGCTGATAATGGTTACAACTTCGCTACCCATAGCTGCAAGACCTTTCTGATAAAGCATCACCGCCTCACCATTTAATTGTACCTGTTGCTCTGCAACGTCCTTGATCACTTTGGGAGCACTGATTGTTGTCGGGTTAGCACAACGGTAATCGATTTTGACTCCCTTACCTTTCATGGTGATGGATCTGGCGAATTTATCACCATCACCAACAACAGCTTCCATTGTGAAACCGTCTTGGGTTTTAGCAATATCATACCGGCTCAGGAATGTTGATAGACGATTCAAACCAATCGAATTAAACGGCATATCCAATACATCAACAGACTGCAACATTACAACAGTTTTATCTTCATCCATACCACGAACCGAATTAGGCTCTATGATAATGCTATCGATACCAACAAGCTGCGCTGTAGTCACAATCTTATTGATAAATTTAATTTGTTCAGGGTCAAGTTTCATTTTGTTCTCATTATGTTGTATTAAATAATACACGCTGTTTCGTGGAGAATCAACTGCTAGAATTCTAACAGTGAATCAGTTAATTGTCCTTGTTTGGTCGGCGATACCAACCCAACAGCCTTGATGATATTTTGTAGAGGATTATCAACCAAACGCTCTAGGTGAGCATCAACGTCAATGATATCTACAAAATCATCGATAAACCATTGTGGCACGCTTTCACCATCCACAGGTAGTGCTATACTCTTGAACCGTCCAATCTTACGGGTTAGGTAAAATACTTTAATCTTCATCCCCGTGATGATCTTCAACGACTCATTGTCATCACGAGCTTCACGACACTTGTTGTAGAATATACCGGCAGCAACGTGACCTGGTAATCTCTGACCATCACCAAAGATTGCAAGGTCAGCAGTATACTGTTCAATGCCACGAATACCTTTAGGTAGTCCGATAGCCATCACGTCCTTCTGGAAGTCAGCTAGCTCATCCTTGTAATTGATAATATCAATAGCAATTGTTGCCCACTCTTCGCCTTTCAAGAATCGTTCAATGAATCCGTTGATCTTATTTGCAACTTCTTTAGGCATTGTGGTCTTCTTGGTGTCCAAACCCATTACCTTAATCTTGTCAACCTTCTTACCTTCATCATCCAACACATGAAGTATGTACCGCTTTTTGTCCACAAAGATGCCAGCACCTGTTACAATCTCACGACCTGTCTTAATGTGTTGATCGTACCCCTCTGTGCAACAGAATGTTTCCCTCATGAATTCGGGGAATGATTCATTGACTGTCTCACCTACATAATCAGCGAACAGAACAGCATCTTCTATGTTGTCAGCACCCGTCTCAAAATACGTTGAATCTGTGTCACCATATACAACGGAAGAATCGTTGTGATAACCTATGTGCGTTATCGTCTTACCGGTTTTCTTGTCAATCTCCTGAATTGTTCTGTCGGGTAACAAATATTTCTCATCTAATATCTCTGAAGCTTTAGCACACTGGTGCAGTAGAATAGCGCGACCAGTCCCCGTTGTACTCTCACCCATGCGAAGGTCGTAGAAGCGGAAGTATTGGTTTGTTAGAGCGCCATAGAATGAGTTGAGTTTGATCTTGTATACGTATTGTAGACGATCATAATAACCAGCCAGTTCCTTATCACCAGCTTTGTAAGCATCACGCATCTTACCCTGGAATACCTTACGTGAAGCATACCAGTCAGCAAGTATCTGTGGAATCGTTCCTTGTTTGTTTTGATCAAACACAGTTCCATATCCACTAACAGCCCACTTGTTGTCGAGTAGTACCTGCTTCCAGTCTGCAGCTGTGTGTTCTTCGGTATTACCATCTTCATATTCCAGAATGATGGTGTTATCAGCCTTTTTTGCAATGCACTGAGCATCTGCTTCGTGTCCGGTGAATTGTCCAACGATGGTTTCAGGGCTGATATTAATTGCCCTAATCGCAGACGGGTACAGAGAGTTAATATCAACAGAACCAACATACTGGTGTAGACCTATCTGAGGTAGTAGAACCAAAGCACCCTTGATCTGACCACTCTCCTCTGGAATATCCATATCATTTACGATCGTGTTAAATACATTGTGGCAATAGTTGATAGCAGCAAGCTCAGCCAACTTAAGCGTTCCGCCAACATGCTTAAACTCACCCGTGGATAGGTGGATCATTTCATTTGCTAGTGCAACATACCCCAGTTTATCCTCGAAGCCTTTCAGGATCTCTGTATCACGAATGTTGTATCGTATGAACATATTAAAATCATTACGAAACAGATCCGCCAACGTACCGTCATACTTCAACTTGGGCAAGTGAGGTAGTTGTTCATCAGCAATGCTTTCCAACTTATAAGACGGTCGTTCAGCAACCTCATATTTTTTAAACAATTCGAGATAATCGACACGCTGTCGACCTGACAGATCAACCATCCAGTGATCTTGTCCAAAGCGTTGGATTTCTCTCCAAGCTATTTTCTTGGATCCAGGAAAGCATAGTTTATTAGCGTATGCCTGACCATACTTCTCCATTCGCTTAGCAATGTACGGTATATCGAAGAAGTCGCTATTCCAACCACACAGAACGTCTGCATCATCGAACTCAATTATCATTGCATCCAGCAAAGCTTTCTCATTCTCGAAGAAACGAATCTCAAGACCGCACTCTGGATCAATGGGTGATATGTCATTCATAGCATCAATGAAGTCTTGCTTAGCTGGACCGACTTCAGGAACTTCACAGTTCGCGTTGTCAGGTGGCAGGGCAAAAACAACATACTTATTCAGCCATTGGTGAAACATAGCGATTGCGTTGATTTCAGCGTATGGATTATCAATAGTTGAGAATCCGATAACAGGACTGTAGTCAACCTCAATATCAAGAAAGCATACATTCAACTTCGGTGCAGGCACGTTGTAGTAGTGCTCAGCGAGAACTTTCAATTCGGGTGGGATGTCAGATTCAAACATCTGGATCCCTTTAGAGTTCATCTCTTGCTTCGCCGCATGAAATTCACGACTAGATGCGAATTCGAATCTGGCAAGTTTATCACCAAACATACTGGTGTATTCGCCCTTGCTTGATTTGACATAGAAGTAGTACGGAGTAGGATACGTGACCATTTCACGACCTGCTTCCGTACGTTCCCAAACAAGTACTTGTTCACCAATCCTGGCTGTTGAAATGTAGCTCATATTTTATCCGAGTTTGTGAGTAATGATAACACAACGTGCAACCTAGGTCACGATTCTAGGTTGCAGTATTGGGGTTATTACGCAGCGTCGTCAGCTTCATCCACAGGTTTTTTACCTTCAACGAGAGTTTCAAACAAGTATTCAAAATCATCCTGCTCTGCTTGAATGTCAGCGTAGCTGTGTTTATACATGACGCTTGCAAGCTTGTTTGCAAGCGCAGGTTTGATTTCGAACTCTTCCTTAATGCGGGTAGTGATTTCTTTCTTCACTTCCTTCTCGGCATCCATGCGAGCCATCACGTTAGTGATCTCGACAAGACAGTTCTTCAGCTTTTCGCGCTCTGGTGGGGTTAGGGAAATAGACATTGAGTGTTCTCCGTAGTTGTCTTAGGGAGAATTATACAGCACCGATTTTGGGTACGTCAACGGTACAATTTATTTAAACCATGTGGTGTAATCACCAGGGAAGTCAGAAGGTTGGTAAATTAGATGTTCCTTTGCAGCAAAGTTCATTTTGACCTGAAACAAATCACCCAGAATCACCGGAGCGTTGGCGTATATAAAATGGGGGTCAGCAGGAAAGAGAATCAATGTACCTCTTTCAGGCTCAAAACCAAACGCGTGTTGCGGAAACTCCAACTTACCACCATACACTTCATGCAATCCGTCAAAGTACTCACTCTCACAATAGTCTGACAGGAACAAGAACCCAACAATATCACGATCTCTTGTTTTCACCCACTTCTTCCGTAGGTATTGGCTATTAGCACATTCTGGTTCTGTACGGACACCCTCTGATAGATATTCAAACTGCATCTTCTCGGTGGCACGGTACTGACAACCATAATGTGCAAACACATCATCAGCAATGACCCGGAAGCGGTGATAGAGGTCCTCTTCGTGCTTAGCGTTGTGGCGAGACATCTTAATTGGCTGCCCGTCTTTATCAACATCGGGCTCATTGAAGCCAAGGTCAGCAATAATCTCTTCGCACTGAAGAGGTGAAACGAAGTCCTGAAATATCAGGAACGGTGATTTTGCAATTGCCATGGTTGTTATCTATTATGGGGTATGTTATTCAGAAGCATATTCAAGCTTCCGGATTTCCTTGACGAGGTCCGAAAATGTCATGTCAGATTTCATCATCATTGATACGATGTCATCTTTCACCATAAGCTCTTCGACACTCTCATTCAACATGGGAGCAATAGTTTCCATTAATGAATCCCAATCAATGACATGATCAACACCTTCGGTCGCCAGATTCGGATCAATCAACATCTTGGCTTGCTTTAGAAAGTTTGCACCTAGTAGGATGGGATGGTCCATATGCATTCTGTTGTTCAGGTTGAATTGAACCCCTTGTACAGCTTTCGTACCATTCACCCGAATGTTCAGTTCAACAACTGGCCGGTACTCTTGCCCACCATCACCTGACTTCACAGCCATTTGTGATACTAGGGGCAGAGTGATTACATTTGGGGAAAGCTCTTTACAAACGAACCGAACACTCTGCCCATCAATCTTCCACTTCTCGGCATGCATAGAACACAGTGTCGCACCAGTATCAACAAGAGCTTTCATCTCTTTGCTGTTCGGTAGGCTCGTGATTTTCACAGTAGCGTGATTACCAATCAGGTTGTCTGTGTTGGTTGGTTGACTGACGGCAACACCTTCGTGAACAATATTACGACCACCAACATTGGTGGTAAACACGTGTGGTCTGGTCGATACACAATGTGCAGGCCGTAGCATGTTGCCGTTTACAAGTCTCCACACGATGACAATCCATTCCTCTAATCCAAGCTTCTTACCTTCTTCCTTCCAGTTTCGTCCAGCCATTTTGTATATAACTACAGCAGGTTTCCTACGGGCTAGTATATCGTTGAAGTCTAATTCTTTGGATGTTGATAAAGTGTAGGGGATGCCACCAACGTGAAAGCGTGTTTGAGATATGTGCCAATTGTTGCTGAGAGCATGCTTTTCAAAATCTTTGAGAGAATCATACTCACTGTGAACATCTCCCTTTCGCCGTTCTTTTTGCTTCTTCAACGTCTCCAAATCAACAGTCATTGAGTTTATTTCAACTTCACGTTTAACTTGATCACGATTTTCAGATTGTTCTGTCATCACTTACTCCGATTGAATTCTTCAATGCGCTGTAGTAGCGGTTCAACATATTTATCGATTGTATCCGTGAACACAAGAGGGACCATGCCTTTCTCGACACTCATCAGAATTACTATCTGTTCAATCGCCTCACCAGTGAGTTCATGCCACGCAATTGCGTAGAAAGTTGCCTGCAGGAAATAGTCCTCGATCCAATCACGTTCCTTGTTGTTGTTTGATGTCTTGAAATCAATGACACTCAACACACCATCATATTCCCCAACACAATCCACGCGTCCCGCTATGCCAAGCGTATCACTATACAGTGGAGCTTCTTGCATACGGATGTTGTCAATCTTTTTGAGTTTGAATTTGAGTTGGTTGAATCCTTTAATGTGATCAGCGTCACGACCCTTCGTAGGGTTTGGATCATTGTTGAGGAAATTCTCCACCATCTCGTGGACGGCAGTACCTCGATCAGCACACCTATTCATCTCCTTTTTGGCTTTGGAGGCTCCAAGACTCTGTTGCCATGCCACCAGATGTGGCTTCTCCTTCACACCAAGCATTGTTGTGATAGAAGGATACACGTCGCCATTGGGTGTTACGTATGTACGCCCTTTGGCGGTAGTTGTTGCGTTGAGTTCCGGGAGGTCTACCGGTGAGCCTATATGTGTGAACATATACTATTTATACACATATAGGCTCACGGAAATCCTACGTTTGGGTTAACCGCTAATGTCCTCACTTACCAACATACGGCTCGGCGGAGCGTTTGGAATCGTCAGCTGCAGCTTTGCGTTCAGTAGGTGACATAGCTCTAAGCTTGTCCATCTTATCTTTCATTGATGCCTGGACTCTAGCGCTGGATGCCAAACGGTCCTTCTCAAATTGAGCATTTTTGACTTTACCGGCCTCTCTCTTGGCAACACCTTCGGGAGAAGCATCAAATGCCTTCTTTTTATCTGCTGCATCTTTATAGCGCTTACGTTCACCGTCAACAGTACGTTTTGCTGTAGCACGCATTTCATCAGTAACAATTTCATTTAGTATGTTAGTTTCAATCAAAAATTCTGTAAAACGCATTAGGTATTCCCCATCATTCGTTGATTCATAGTTGCAACGATTTTACTCATTGACTTGTTTTTAGAGACACGACTCTTGCGTTGGATAACACTCTTCTTTGCTCGCATAGTTTTACGGCCTTGGCGGACTTTTTTTGGATCCTTGCGCTTGAAGCAAGACGCAGGTGTAGCGACCAACTTACCTTTTTTTGGTCCAGCAGTGCAACGATACTTTTTGACAACAGCCTGCCCCTTTCGTTGGAACTGACGGATAGCACCTTCAGATAGCACCTCACCAGTTTCAACACACACCACAACCTCTTCAAAACAACACAACTCGTCGTCATCGTATAAAATATCGTTAATTCTCATTATTTGCTCTTTGCGGCAATCTGTTGGTCCAATTTAGCAAGGCGCTGTCGTAGAACAGCACGTTGTTGCTTCAACTGGCTTGCCGGATCTTCACTATCAGCTTGAGCTGCAGCACGATCTGCTTTTGCCTGTGTTATTTGGTTGGAAGCAGCAAGACGTGGGTTGCGCTGAGCTTGTTTTTGCTTACGCGCAATGTCAGCAGGTGAATCGTTCTCATCGTAGTCAATAGTGGCTTCGTTCAAGAATTCTTTAAATCTCATAACAATCTCAACTTTGTGCTTGCAAGTGACGGAAGATCATATCAGCCAAATCTTCTTTTGATACTTCTGAACCTGTGGTTGATCCTTCTTGTTCTTCGTTTTCTTCAAGATCCAGGCTATCTTCGCCAACGTCTGATGTAGCAGGAGCGGCTTTCACATTACCATTACCACGAATCTCGTGCCGGTATTTAGCGAGCTTGGCTAAAGTCTTTGCTTCTTTCTCAGCATCCTTCTGGCCCTTCTCGTGCGTCTCCATGTCCAGAATCTGTTCTTCTTGAGCAACTTTCTGCTCAGCAGCTGTAATTGCATATCTAGCCGTTTCAGCTTCAGCAGCCGCTTTGCGAGCATCAGCTTCAGCTTTCTTTGCTTCAGCATCAGCTCTCATCATGCCGATCACATCTTGCAGAGCTGACTTTGCATCTTCTTCACCAGATCCAACTTCATCGAGACCCTCGCCATCTTCCAGATCACCACCTTCGCCATCTCCCGGATCACCTTCAGTATCAGGGTCTCCACCCTCCAGATCGCCCTCAACCTCTTGTTCTTCTTCCTCATCACCTTCAATGACACCCCAATCAACATCAACGATGTCAAACTTGTCTTTCAGTTGATAGAGTACTTCGGCAATTTCACCATGAGAATTATCATCATCAGCATCTTCATCAGCACCAGCAAGCATTGTTGCTAGTGCGTGTTCGAAGTCTTCAGCCTGTTCGTCACGAACATATACCTTAACCAACGCGCCTGTTTCGTCTTCCATGCCAAAACAGGTCGTATCATTGCCGGCATCAGCTTTCTTTTCAGCATCATCCAACTTGCTGATTTCATCGGATGTGTCGAAAGAATCATCAAATGCTTTTTCAGCAATCTGCTTCCATTTACTTCCACCTGTTAATGTGTGAGCGTCGCCCACCTTGAAATAGCCAATTCTGCGAAGCATTTTAGTCTTTCGTTTGTCTTCAGCAGCTTGGTTTACAACACCACCACCGAATAGCGTACCACGAGCGTTCGCAACGGAACCAGCTCCGGTCGCTCCAGCAGCTGCGCTCTCAATAATAAGATCACGTAGAAATGACATATAATAACCCTTTGTAGTGTTTAGAGTTATTTATACATTACTACAACCCTGCAAGCTGTTTTCTGAATATCTCCTCAATGATAACCCTTTTGTCTCTGGCAAAAGAGGCAACCTCACGTATTGTGTTCAGTTCAATCTCCAATTCGGCGAACATTAACATGGTACGGTTGTGTATTGCTTTGCTGTATCCCAACCACCTACCACCATCCAACTGGATACCAAACTCAGACATCTTGTCCAAATACCATTCACGACGCTCATTCAACAGCGCAAGATGTATTTTACAGTGGTGTACGACTGAACTACGGAATACCGCGACGTGTCTATTGTCTTCCAACGTCAACCACTCAACAACGTTATCCAATGTCCGTTGGTATACATCAGCTTGGTGTTTGCGCAGTTCGCGCTTAATACCCATGCCTGAATGCAAATTAGCACCTACAGGCCACAATTGATTATTCATGGATTGCAGAAAACCATCATATATGCTGTCCACATCGCTCAACTGATGCAGACCACCAAAAGTGATAACTTTGGGATCAATCTTACCGTGACTAGTTTTTCGTATTGAGTTACGAACCAAGTGGTTGAAAGCATTGATGGAAGTGAACTCAAGTTTATTAACAATCTTGAATTGTTCCTGGGTTTCAGGGTTCAGGAACACAACACCCTCAATGCCGATATCCTCACCATCACGGAGTTTCATATCGCACAGACCACTCGTCATAGTACGCAGAGTGTCAATATACGGCTGAACAATCCGTTGTTTCATCAGTTCGGCGCTGTATTGGGCATTCTCACGTAGTTGCTTAACTACGGGTCGATCAGCAACTGGTACAGAAGTTAGGTTGGCGTTAAGCAAGTCTTCGTTCGTCCAACCACTCATGTCGGCTTCCAACCAGCTCACGAATGTCTGTATGAGATTCTTGTGTGGCACACCGAATATTGCCGAATTAACAGTTGGCACCATGGCCGTACGCCACGGAGTTGACGTGTGGTCGTCTTGAATAGTTTTACCATCAAGAGACACAAACCCAATTGTCGGAACCGCATCCCATGAACGTCTGAATATTGTCCCACCCCATCGCTCATCATTAATTGGTGGGGACAGTTCACCATCATCACCAATCAAAGGACGTAAAAAGACAATACCGTTCGTGCCATACACGATAGCATTTGGTTGCCGCCCATACAACACTTCAACCTCGTATGCACTACCCCTTTCCATGGTATTCTCATGTACCATTTTCAGGTAATTGTGGGCATTGATAAACCCAGCGTTAGCGGGTGTTTGTCTGTATTGGTAATCGTTGTAGTATCGTTCCGCCAGACCCTTGTTGGATCTGGATGTGTATACTCTTCCTTCTCTGTCTCGACCGACAACAAGGGCTGCACCATCAACCTTTTCGGTTATGGTGAATTCGTCAAAACGTTGAATAACGTCGAGGAACTGTCTGACTGGCAAGTCTTGTAGATGTTTTATGCTCATGTGTCAATTATACACAGAGCATACGTGCCCGGCAACGTTGCCGGGCACAAACTAAGCACTAGGCATTATTCACTAATTAGCGGTTCACCGTCGGCTGGGTCAATCAGTCCTTCAGCAACTACTTCGGAAGTTTCAGCGGGCGCTTCCTCGGCTTTAGCCAACTCCAATGCATCTTTCTGTTCCTTCCTGATCTGATCGCCAATTTGGTTTTGGACCATTTGTTTTGCAGCTTCCAGCTGCATGGCCTTTGTGCGGGCGTCTACGAAGTCTTGATTCCATTCATTGTATACTGCAACCAGCTCTTGGATCGCTGGTGACATCTCTTCAACGAGATGCTTTTGCCCAGCAATATCCAATACTTTTAGTGTTTGTACTTTAGCCATGATTAATTCTCCTTGGGAATATTTGTTATGTGTGTAAACTATTTGCGGACTTATTTACTATCCCATTAAGTCCAGTAAGCTTGACCCCTCACCTGAGGTAGGGGCTTCACCCATCAATTCTTCAATGGTTGAGTTCTTGTCTGTTTTTGGATTAAACTTAATCGATGGTGAACCACCATCTGTAATTAATAGGGTCTTTGGATCCCATTTGAGTTGTACAATTGTCCCCAGACCATCCGAATTTCTGGTTTTCTGAAATATGAACGTAATTTCACCTGCAGCTCTCATGGATTCATTCATTACAATCGACCAATAAACATCCGTCTCGTTGATCTTGGTCATGCCACCAGCAATCTGTGAGTGATCGTGTTCGGTAGCTTTGACAGCAGATCTGTTCAACTGAGAAGCGGTAGCCCCATACATGTTGTAGTCAACGAAGATATCGCGCAGTTGCTCAGCGCACAGCTTATCCTTTACTGATACATTACTCATGTCAATCTTCTCATTCGGAGCCATCTTATCAAGATAATCGAGGCAAAGTAGGTCAGGAATGATGCCAAACTTCAATTGGTATTCTTTCAGGTAGGCACGAATTTGGTTTGCTGTCGTACCTGATTTCATCTGAATGATATCAATACGGCCGCGCTTGTCTTGTTCAGCACTCACCTTTGTGACAATCTCGTTGACGTGACTCTTCCATACCTTTCTGCCGATACCCGTAAGCATAGCATCGAAGCGTTGAGCAACAACGTCTTCGGATAACTCCAGAGATATGTACAGAACATTAAGACCATCAGCCGAGAAGTTGTAAGCAAGGTTGGAGAGGCATATTGATTTACCACCACCAGAGTTAGCAGCAACTAACAACATTTCCTTACGGGAGATGCCACCAAACAACGCTTCGTCCACTCCAGTCCAGCTGGTAGAGTGCACGGGCTGTTCGTTGAGCATTCGTTGTAATCGATCTTCAACACCACTGTAATATTCAACGCCCAAATTTTTGTTGAGTGAAATCGAGACAGCATCTTTAATCAACTTCTCTATATCACCTTCTTCATCTTCATCTCCTATCAAAGGAACAGCTTTCATTATAGCTGCTTCGATTGCTTTTGATCTGCAGAATCTTTCAATTTCATGTGTGGTGTAATCTATCATGTCGAGAGTAACATCTCGCTCTTCGAATACAACCCCTGATTCTGCCATTATCATGTCAACAGTAGGTATGCCTTTGTGTTTAGCCGAATACCGCTTAATAAACGCTACAGCGTTCCTGAATTCTGGGTCAAAGTAACTTGGTTCAATTATGCTTTCGCATATTGTGTAAGTGTCGGGAGATGACACCAATAGTTCGATTAGCAGTTTCTGTTTTTGATTATCCATATGGCTCAGATTATACAGTTGCTAACAGGATGTTAGCAACAGGATATTTAGATTGAACGGATCGCAGGATGAACGTCCTGGA